GTTGGATGCGTTTGATTTTCATCCACTCCAATATCTTATCTGTTGGTGGTCGCTTACCTTTCTTCCTTCCTTCTTCTACATAGTATGCATATTCACTCGCACTACCTTTGGCAAAGAAATCAATGCGCTTGTATTTATTGTCATATCGGTAAGTCAATGACTTGCGTAAGTTATCACTCGCCACCGCCCTGCGTTTCTTTCCGTTCACGGTGCGATATACTCCGAGATTGAGCATTGCCCTTTCGACAACCTCTTGACCGAATTCATTCATCAATTGAGTGATTGGATTAGTAGCCATCTGTGAATATTAAAAATGCCGTGTTACTATCTGCTATCAATAGGTCAACAAATGCATCAATACCTTTCTCAATTAGTGCGTTCCGGAATGGTGCGTAATCTTCGGATGAATCGAACCCAAAAAAGATATTGTGACCTAACACGTGAATCATTGTCACCCCTTCATTTTCTTTTATTGTATATCTCATATTTCTGCTGTTACAGATACCGCTACAATTGTCCCACTACTTGCAGCTGCGTTATTTACTATCTTATATTCCAAAATGCCTTGCGCTGGAACGCTTAATGAGCCTGATGTATTTTGATAAACTCCCGTTACACTACCTGCGGCAACTGTGATTGTATATGCAGTGTCAACAAGGTTCAATCTCATAGTGAAAACAAGACTACCTGATGCTGGTTGAGCGCCTACATATACAGACCAATTACGTAACGTGCAGGCCTCAGGCATTACTGTCCTTACTTGGAATGCTTGTGCTAATGTGGTTAATGCATTCTTGACAAATCCACCATAACTTGTCCCTGCAGCAGCCACCGTACCACCGTTGTGATTGCCCAGTAAAAATGATTTTGATACAGCAATTTTAGAATTTATTTGCGTTTGAATGGATGAAGTCACACCACTTAAATAACCCATCTCAGTTGGTGTTGCACCATTTAGATTTTGAGCAGTTGTGATATTGCCAGTTGATCTATTTATAGCAATTGGATGGTCAATGAAAGTTCCTGCGTCATTGTATCTTCTAAGTTGAAAATCTGCACCGCTATTACTACCCGACTCAATTCCATCCACACGCAATGCCCATCGTTGTAAATCATCAGTCCGAAAGGAAAGAATCCTACTCACTCCATTGTCAGCATCAATCTTGACACGAGTTGTGGATGAACCCCCATCAATGTGCAACTTTTCAGCACCTGCGGTTGTACCTATACCAATGCTATCAGCAGTCAGTGAATGAATACCCAAATCAACATCAGCAGTAGCACCTGTGTAAGGCACACCACCCCCACCGCTTGGTATTGTCTTCCACGTGTTATCCCCTGCCAAATAATCGGTAGAGGCTGCAGGATCATTGGTTGTGTATTGTAGCTTTTTCATTATTCGCCTATGTAAGGAATTATGCAAGCATTCCACTGATAATCCACTGTGATGTCAATGGACAATTGCACACCAGTCAACACGTGGCTGAACTCCTCAATAAATGGCTGCGCTGAAATTGGTTTACCCAATACCACCGACTCATCAAAGATGCTCCCATTTTCCAGCATCGCCACAAAGTCACCAGCTAACTGAATGCACTCACTCATTGACTGCCTTTGGTATTCAGTTTTTTCCTCTTTGTCACGTGGCAAATCTGCGAAGTAGACATCAAAGGAATACGTTAACGCACCTGAATCAAATGAGAATGATGTTGGCGTAACGTGCATCCACGGCCATTCGCCTTCCTTTTCAAGGTCAGCTTGACTTATTTGTCCGTGTGTGAACCTTCTTAATAGTGCGTGACTATTGGAGAATTCCTCGAATTTACCAATAACGACATTGTAAGTGTATAGTGATGAATCGCTCATATTAGTTAGTAGCTTTAATGGTCATTTTTAGACAGCAATTGTTTCTGAAAGTTGTAATAATCTATGCGATAAGAAAGATGTGCAAAGATGGTTGACGCTTGCGTCTCTGTGATTGCATCAAATTTAGTGATGTCCCTATCCGCTAACTCTTCGATAACGTGAAACCATCCATAGCGTTCAGCTAGTTCGCTTGTTGCAACGCTTCCTCCATCATCGTCATCGCCTTCGTCAAGTTCGCTTGGATCTGCTGCTCTAAAAACGAGAGGGAAGTGGTCACCAATTCGCTTTCGATAGTCGAAAAAAAAAGCAACGCACCATTCGCAATTGATAACGGCATAGACTCAAAGTCTTTCGCATTACTCAAATGGTCGGCAGTGTATTGCTCAATCTTGTACTTTGTTCCAATCTCCGATGAGATAGGTCGGTATAGAATTGAAAGTAACTTGGGTAGATTCTTTGGAAAGTCTTTGCAGTTAGTATCCAAGTCAAGCCATTCACCGAATGAAATCTTATTGATATCCGGAATGAATCCGTACCCATTCCACTTGTGTTGATGGTTAGCTAATGGGTTAGCGATGACCTCACGAAATGCAGTGATTGCTTTCTCCATATCTTCTGGAGTGAGTTGTCTCACAAATTCTTTTGATTGTCCTAAGATAGCGGACACTTGACCAATGTCATTTCCTTCGTTATTCAGGAAGTCAACATACTGCTTGACAGTTATTGTCGAATAGTCAAGGGATACTTTAATCTTTTGCATTGTTGACATCGTCTAAAATCTTATTCATCCATTCATCAAATAGTCTCACCATTTCAGTTTTAGCAAGTCGTTTGCGTTGCTCTGGTTGCTGAAGCCATAAGCCGAATAAAACGCACATAGTGTATGTGTGCTTGGCTGTTTCTTTTGCTTGGTCTTGATCCATCATAATTTTATTATTTCATTTTTAACTTGTGACAAATATATAACGTGCAACGCAGCGTAATCTTCATCAGCCCATTTGGTCACGTACTCAATCATCTTATCCACCACCACAATAGCGCATTTGACTGCGAATATCTTAGGCACACCATTATCCATCGCACTATAAATCTCATCGTAAATTTGCTGCGCTTTCTCCTTTGCAGTCATCAATCAATCTTTATTTGGTTGTCGTTAAGTATCTCATAGAACTTATCCCGAAGTTTATCCAGTGCGTCAAGTTGCTCACCATTATACTCTTGGGTATTATACTTGATTTGTCTACGCATCTCTTGATCGAATTCCCAAAGGGCAACATACACCCCATTGAGATTGGTGAATCTTTTGTGAGCCTCAATGTCTGTAGGTTCATCAAGGTCGAATTCTATAATAGCTCTCATTTTGTTCAGTGAATTACTTATAATTTGTCAGATATGATTATTTGAACTGGGTCACCATTGGCACCGGTCAACTCAGTCATTTGTTTTGGGTTGCCATATACCCTGCTCAATAATGTCTCAATCGAATATAGCGAACCTTTCTCAATACTTTTACGCATCGCATTGGCAATGGTCTTTTCCAAGACAGTTGCATCAGCATTATCCCATACCAATTTAAGTTCATCCATACTCATTGCCATCATTGCCTGAATAGTATCATTGACCTCAGATAATTTGTACCCGTGTTCTTTGAGCAAAGATACATATTTGCGAGGTCTACCATTTGGATTGCCAGATTGGCCTTTCTTCCAAGACTTTAAATTATCTTCTTTAGCCATTGTTTTTTCATTGTTTTATATTATATTTGGCTCATCATTCAACGGAGTGATGTTTCAACATATACTCAAAAGGGGGAGCCATTTGCCCCCTTTTTTTATTTATATACCTGCCCATTCTTTTTGATTACTAATGCAGGGTCAAGCTTTCTCATCCTATCTACAATCACTTGGCAATATTTCGGGTCAAGTTCCATACCATAGCATTTGCGTTTTAGTTGGTGTGCTGCTACCATTGTACTTCCTGAACCTAAAAATAAATCAAGAACTGATTTTGCTTTTGGATTGTGATTTAACGGCATTTCCAATAATTCAATTGGTTTCATCGTTGGATGTAAATCGCTTTTTGTAGGTCTTTTGCACTCAAATACATTTGTAAGACTTCTATCATCTGTGAAAGTTTCGCCTGATTTATTCCATCCAAACCAACAAGGCTCATATTTATTATGATATTTACTTCTACCTAAAACAAGTCTATCTTTTAACCATATAATTGTTCCTGAATTATGTAAATTTTCATCAAGTACACTGAACATTATTCGACCATCAGCACCTTGCGCTCCAAAACAATAAACAACTCCATCACAAAACAATTTAATATTTGATACAACTCCTTGTATAAATTCTTTAAATTCTTTTCCAGACATATTATCATTTTCGATTGACCTATCTCCTTGCTTCCAATTTGGATTATTATTTGACCCGTAGTTGACATTGTAAGGAGGATCAGTAAGTACCATGTCCGCTTTTTTTCCATCCATTAATTTAGCCACTGAATCACTATCCGTACTATCACCACACAGTAAACGGTGTTCTCCTATCTCAAATAAGTCTCCCAATACAATATCAGTTTCAAGACCTCCTTCTGGTGCATCGAAATCATCTTCCACTGCATCCAACTCTACCATATCACCTTCAAAGTTTGGAATATCCAATCCCCATTCATTTAACTCATTCTCATCCCATTCATTGGCAATCATATCCCAATCCCATTCACCGTATCCAAGATTATCTTTAATAATAAATTGGCGTTGTTGTTCCTCAGTCCAGTCGGTCACTATAATTGGAATTTCTTTTAGTCCTGCTTCATTACAGGCTTTTAATCGCATATTACCACCCAATACAATCATATCTTCATTAACAATGATAGGTCTCTTGTCTAACATATCGGGAAACTCTTTTATTGAGTTCACCAACTTTTTGAACTTATCATCTTTGACAAGACGTGGGTTGTTTGGATTGTTCTTTACTTTCCAAATTGGAACGTACTCAATTTTAGCAATTTTATTCATTTTAATACTTTTTTTAATATATCTAATCTACTTTCAAATATAACCTTTTCAAATTTCTTAGTAGCAAAATTAAAGAACCATCCCTCTCTAACTTGATTCCATCTTTTGTAATTACAAAAACGGCAAACTTTTACTTTACCTTTATCTGAGTCACGTTGGTATCTCATGGCATCCTTTCCAAATAAAAACAAAGGCAATTGCCAATTACATTTGAAACATTTTTTAGTTGAAATCATATATAATAACAAATATAAGTAATATTATTTAATCTAGAGAATAGATCCTGAACCAAAAGGGAATGAGAATATCCTACTGACTTTCACCTCAGTGGTCATTCCCCTTTGATGATTAAGATTCAATCTGTCGAATGAGTCCCTCACCTTCAAGTTTCAAAGTATCACCGTTGACCTTTGACCTGGACACTACTTTAACGAGATATTCGGCTCTCGTGATGGTCTTACCGCTTTGTCCTTAATGCTACGGTTGCGCTGTGCCATCATCCCCTTGTAACGCATTCTTTCCTTTACCAAGCGTATTCGCACCGCCATAAAAGAAAGTCCCCCAATCATTATAACTGTTCAGGGTTAAAATGAAAGGGGGAATAATTGTAACTCCTGAACACTACAAAGATAGTAAATCAGTTGAATGGTTGCCTTGTTAGTTACTCATTACTTTTGAACAATTCGACTATTGTCATTGCCAACACAACTGGCCAACAAAACGCAGTGAATACCATTCCAATAATATTCTCAATTGAAATACGTAGGGTTCGCCTTAGCATCATCACTGCCATCAACCCAATAAGTAACAATGCGATCAGTCCATAGGACATAAAACAAAAATGAAGCAGATTCGTCATATTGCTGATTTTCTTGATTTTCTTCCACGTTTTTTGGGTTGTGGGGTTTGTTCTTCACTAAGTAGCACCTCCTCAGTTTTTAGTTGGTTATGGAGGTCGTCAATCATTTTGTTAACGCACGGAACGCAGCTACTCACTTTGCCCTTACTGCCTTTCATCAACTCATCGAATTCGGCTAACAACCTGCGCTGTGGATCGGTCAGCACATTGGTTGCCTTTACCGATTGCACAAGTTCTTTTGCTTGTTTCTTTTTCTCACTATCCACAACAATAGGCCAACGGCCACCTGGACAATCTTGGAATGTCATTTTAGTTTTAAGGTCTAAAAAACAACCGCAGGGTTTGAAGGTCACACCGTCAAGTGTAACTGGTTGTGCAAATGGGTTTAGCTTATTGAGTGGAGTTCCGCAAGTTCGGGTTGTCGAATTGTAGACTGGACACTCGCGACAAATAGCCATCCGCATATTTGCCATCTCAATGATTTTATTCATATGACTATTGCTTTTTTAATTTCGTTTTTAGCGTATTTTACTGCGTTATACAGCACTTTCTTTGGTATGCCTGTATCAATGCTTAGGTCATTGTATGAAAAGTCGTTTAATGCGTATAAGTAAAAGACCTCACGTTCAAAAAATGGAAGGCGACTAATCAATATATCAAGCTGCTCATTGGTTATCCTATCCCCCAACCACACGGTCACGCTCTCATAATCTCGAAGTTGACTTTCAGTAGGCTCATCCGACATTTGGTTGAACTTCCTTATTGTGTTGTGATAGTGGGAACGATTAGACCAGTGTGCGATTTTCAGCGCGTGGTTAATGTAATGCTCACTGTTCCTTATCTCATTGCCATTCTCGAATATGCATAAAAGAGTATCGTGCAGAAGGTCGTCCGCTTCGTAAACGTTGCCGCCGCACAAGTTGACGGCTAACCGCCTATGTTGATCATATTGCGTTTTGGAAATATGCATCTATCAATTTAATGGCATCTTCACTGCCTTTCACATAAGTAGCATAATACCCACGTTTGTTCAATTGTTTAATCCATTCCTTTTGTTCCTTACTCACTACGCCCTTGTCAGTCTTTACTTCAATAAAAAGTCCGTGGTATTTTTCATTCGGCTCACAAATTTGCAGGTCGGGGAATCCTTTCACGTATCCAGTCATCTTCATCTTTATAGCTTGCTTCATTGAAGTAAACATACCGCCTGCAGATGCGCAGTAAAGTGCATTTGGATACTGCATTTTAATGTATTGAACTATGGCAACCTGTACACCTGCCTCTCCTGCCAATGGTTTCTTTGCACGTGGCTTCATTGATTGGATGATTTTACCTTTCATTGGACTAAATTAAACACAAATTTGATACCATCCACAAAAAAAAATGCATCTCGGAAGGCCCGTAAACATTGGAAAACTAAAAATATTTTAATTTTTTTCTTGACATATTAAAATTTATTTCTATATTTGCCAAACAAACAACGAAACAAAAACAAAATGAAAACAGCAAACAAAATCTTTTGGAATCTTAGAAAGTTTGAAGTGGAATATCTTTACACTGACAACGGTAACTTCGCATCTATCAAAGAAGATGGAAAAGAAATTTGGAGTTTATATGCTCACACTGAAAGAACCTTAAATTCACAAGTTACCAAATGGTGCAAAGCTAATTGGTTCTAAAAAATAAAAATGGGGGGTGCGCATCCACAACGCACAAATAAACAAACAAAAACAAAACACTATGTATCAAGTTCACATTTTCAAAGGCTTTCATCAACAAGCCATCAATTGCGAATCATTGGAACAGGCAAACGCTACTGTGATTGATTACGCTCACGACAATGGTATTAAATACCATATGGATGAACACGGTTACTGTCACGCTTATTCAGGCAAGTATCACGTGAATGGAGTTGAAGCATTCATCTTTCAAATTATCTAAATTATGGGAAATCAAAGAAAACCAGTAATGATCATTGGTGAAGACATCAGTGGTTTCGATAAGATGCATTGTCCACTTGACTCATCTATCTTCGTTCTAAACATCAACGAACGTGCAGCCTTACTTGCTATCCTTAAAATATGGAAAGATGACACTGGGCGCCGTTGGTTAATGAGTCGTGAAGAATATGATACTTTAATTGAGAAATTAAAAAAGACGATTATTTATGAAACCATTTGATCTAACCTACCCACGCAAGTACATCTGTGTGATGTCCTCCAGTCTACCAACTGAGCAGTTAGATTTCAACGCAATCGCTCAACACATTGCGGACAGTTCACCACGCAAACCATTTGAAAGGATGGAGGCACTCCTAAAAGAAAAAACCTACAAACGATGACTTGGGAATATTGGGATGAATTCAAAACTGGCAAACCACTTTCATATCGTGAACGCAAAAGGCAAGAGTATGAATTCAGTCAAGGTAGACTCATCACAGTTGCTTATAGAGGTGTGATGATGCATATTGACTTTGAAACCGATTTAGAAAAAAAATATAGTGAAATCATTAAAAACCAAAATAAAATGAAAACATCAAAAATCAAGTCCATTCAGCAGAATGGCACGTGGAAGGAACTTTTTAAGTTCGAAGTTGAAATGGAGAATGGAGACGTTGGCGGATGCTTCGCTGCATCACAAGAACCTCCTTTCAAAGTTGGAGATGAAAAGCAATACGAGTACACGCAGAACGGAAGGTATTGGAATATCAAATTTGCAAAGGAGCAAAGACCAGCTTGGAATGGTGGAGGAGGTGGAAAGTCTTTTGTAAAGGAAGATAAGTCTGCGGATATTGCACGTGCAGTAGCATTGAAGGCAGCAGTTGATCTCCACAAAGGTGAAGGCGAAGCTATTAACCAACAGATTGGAGTTATATGCGCCACTGCTCAGGCTTTTGAAATCTATTTGACCACAGGCGAAAATCCGTACAAAGATGCTATCCAAGACGGCAAATCTAACAACGCTGATGACCTCCCTTTTTAAGGGGGGACATCACGTTTGAAAGTCCCCAAGAATTATTTACTTACTTAAGAAAACATTATGAAATTTAGAACACTAGTACGCACCCACTACCCCTCCACTTACGAATTCGCAAAGGCAATGGGAGTGACGTGGCCAACTGGTCGCAAGTACGAAAACTACCCAATCACAATGAGCATTCAGCACATTGACAAACTATCTAAAATGATAAACGTTGACAAATGCGAATTGATCTCATTGGCGGTTGCTGAGAATGAAAATGAACACGAACCTGTAAACTATTTGTAAAGATGGAAACTAAACAAACAGCAGTGCAATTTTTAGAATCAAGAATTAAATTGATTGTACCTGATGAAAAAAGCTATAAATTGATTTTTGAAAGAGCATTTAAGAAAGCAAAAAAAATGCATCAATTGGAAATTATGAATGCAAATTTGAGAGGTATTGAAAGAGGTATTGATTTGACAAAGGAGAAATATACTAACCCAGTCACATTAGCGCATAAGTATTACGATGATGTTTACGGAGAAAAGTTCGGTAAAAAGTTCGGAGGTCAAGATGAATGAGATATTATTAAACGCAATCACGCAAATGGAAAAGCAAATTGCACACCTTCGTGAGTTGGTCACCAACCAACCTGAAGAAATCAAAGTCATTGAAGAAACCAAAGTAATTGATGATATCATTACTAATGCCTGCAAAGACTTGATGAATGTTAAATATAGTGACATTCAAAGTCGCACACGCAAAAGAGATGTAGTTGATGCACGTTGTATAGTAATTGCATTCAATTATTTTACTACCAAAAAAACATTAACTGATATTGGTGCTCCAGTTGGTGTTGATCATTCAACCGTCCTGCACTCACTCAAAAAGTTCTGCGACCTTTACCGGATAGATGGTCAATGGAGATTTTTAATAAATGATTTTTTTAACTCATTTGAGAATAATGGCTATAATTGCAAAACAACTAAACTAATGCTTGAAAATGGACATCAATACTTTAATCTTAGAGGTTCGCTCGTTAAAGGAGAGAGTGAGCCAGTTGGAAATCCAACTAACAAAATCGAAAGAATGTCGTTTCACTGCGCCATCACTTGAGGAAGTCGCAGACTACTTTCTCGAAAGGATGCCCAATGCCAACTCCGAAGATGCGCTTCATTTTGCGGATGTGTTTATCAGTCACTACACCAATACCGGGTGGAAGTATGGCAAAAACAAAATGAAAGACTGGAAAGCTGCAGTGAGGTCAGCTTGGGATTTAAGTAAATTTGTAACAACTAAAAACAACCACAATGACACAATTGGTAGAATTCAAAGAGATAGCCTACAACAGTGGGTTAACTCATAACGAAAAGGCATTCATCACAAGTCTTGAATCACCTCGCATTTGCGATATAACGCTCTCAATTTTCAAGCAATCAATCGCCTATGGAATAGTCCTTTACGGCATCAAAAACCTGCCATCAGATGAAGAAACTAATCTTCTTTACGTGACTATGCAGACGCACTACCCATACTTAACCACAGGCGAAATGGCATTGGCATTTCAACTCAATGCAGTTGGTCAAGAATGGCAAAGAATCGAATCATTTAATATGATGTCAGTCGCATTCTTATCAGATATCCTGAAATCATACAATGACTTTAAGATGAAGACTAACTTGGCCATTGATAAAAAGAAAGCTAAAATTGAATTGCCATCTAACACAACGGATCAACCAGTTGATTGGACAGAGACCTTTAATGAGGACATCCGACTATGGAGAGAAAACAAAAGAGACTTTGTATTGATGCTAGCACCGATGAAGGTTCGCACATTTTATGATAAGAAAGTTATCAGGGATGAGATGTGGAGTGATGAGGAATGGAAGAAGTGGCAATTTATGGCGTACAAAAAGACTTTAGATGCTCAGTCAATTAGCGCATACAAAGCAAAGAGACTTGATAAATTGAGTAGGCAAAAGTTCAAAGACGATTACCAGTGTGAATTATCAAGGCTCATTTATTCGGACATTATGGATAGTCATATCCTGCAACAAAAGATAAAGGATGGGTTATGAGAGAATTTCATTTTAATGGGAGTGATGTATGTCTAAATCCCAATACAAGTACATTCAAATGCTCTCGAAAATATGAAGCTATTGTTGATGTCGCTGAGGTTGGAAATGGATGGTCTTTCGGAACTGGTTTCTTTGGAGATAGTGAAGGACATAATAAAGCAGTATGGAAGAAAGGCCCAAAATTTCGAACGGAAAGAGATGCCTATGAAGCTGGTATCAATTATTTAATCAATGCGATTGAGTCTAAACAGAATGAGAAATACAAGTCCATTCTTTCGATGCTCAAAGATGAAGTCAGAGTTCAGGAACCAACCAACCAACTAACTTTATTCTAAATGATTGAATTCCACGACAAACAAAAAGAGGCACTCTCCTATCTTGCGATTGACAATGATTGCCGTCAATTATTGTATGGCGGAAGTGCTGGTTCTGGAAAGTCATTTCTTGGATGCGACTGGCAAATAAAAAGGCGGTTAAAGTATCCAGGTACACGTGGACTTATTGGCCGTGCAGAACTTAAAAAGTTGCGACTATCCACACTCGCCACGTTCTTTGAACTATGCACTAAGTATAATCTCATCGCAGGAAAACATTTCACCTACAATGGGCAAGACCACGTAATCAATTGGTACAATGGCTCACAAATTATATTGATGGACTTGGCGGATATGCCTTCAGACCCTGACTTTGGTCGCTTTGGTTCGCTTGAGATTACTGATTATTTTGTAGATGAAGCCAGTGAGGTAACTGAAAAGTGTATTAACATCTTGAATTCACGTGTGCGGTATAAGCTAATCAATGACAACCCCAAAGGACTATTGACCTGCAATCCCCACAAAGGATGGTTATACAGAGAGTTCTTTGATGCGCAGCGTAATGGCTCAATAAGAAAGGATAGAAGATTCATTCAGGCGCTACCAACGGATAACCCACACATCTCACCAGTGTACATTGAGTCGCTTCAAATGTTGCCCGACATTGACCGGAAAAGATTACTTGAAGGTGATTGGGATTACGATGAGACCAAAGATAGACTTTATGAGTACGATGATTTACTGCGATGCTTCAGACCTTCAACCACATTGGGAGACAAATTCATCACTGCGGACATCGCACGTATGGGAGACGATAGGACTGTGATAATTGTGTGGAATAATTTACACGCAGAAAAATTCGTGGTGCTTAAACACAAACCAATTAACGAGGTTGTGGACACAATCAATGAACTAATCAAAAATCACTCCGTAAGACTTTCCAACGTACTGGTGGATGAGGATGGCATTGGAGGAGGTGCGAAAGATTATCTCCATTGCAAAGGATTTCTGAACGGATCAAAGGCAGTCCGTGACAATTATATGAATTTGAAATGCGACTGCTATTTCAAGCTGGGTGAATTGATATCCAGTAACGCAATCACATTTGAAGGAACATATAAAGACACCATCGTAAAAGAATTGGAGATGATACGCAGGGAAAAGATAGATAGTGATGGAAAGCTGCGTGTGACCAACAAAGAAGATTTGAAAAAGAGGCACGGAATAAGTCCCGACTTTGCTGATGCAATAATGATGAGGGCATTCTACGAATTAAAAAAGAATTTTGGCAAATACGCATTTGCGTAATTATATTTGAACTATGGCAGACATCACAAAATGTAAGGGTACTAATTGCCCAATCAAGCAAAATTGCTACAGATACACAGCAAAAGAAGATGAGTTTTATCAAGCCTACTTTGTTGACCCACCATTCACGATGGAGGATGAAAAATTTGATTGTGAAATGTACTGGGGTGAAATTGGAAAATCAATTTACAAACAACTTAAAGACATCACTAAAACGAAATAAATGAAAACGGAAATCAGTCAAGATGAACTTGAAAAAATCAAGGTGTTAAACCTACTTATGTGGCTTCAGGCATCCATTTATGCAGGTGACGAATGTGAAGACATCAAATGGTTTTATAATCACCAAACTAAGATGCTATTAAAGAGGCTCAATGAGTCTATTCAGCGTGAACACGGCAAGACAATCACTGCTCTTTGGGATGCAGATGGTGCTATGCTACCCGACATAACTCGCCAAATGTCTGAATTTACATCACTTTTGGCGGAATATGGATATTGGATGTTACCTGAACTAACGGAATATATCCGTACACAACAACAAACACAACCTAAATTGCAAGTGAAATTATGAATATCACACACGACTTTGACAACTGCCAGAGCGACATCTACAAAGAGGTTATTAGCGACCTCATCTCACGTGAGAAAATGGGTAGGGCTAAGTATGGAACAACCGTAGATAATGCGAATCTATCCGAAAAGGAATGGATGCAACACGCTTATGAAGAGGCTCTTGATTTTGCTATCTATTTGAAACGAATGATGTCAAAAAAATGACATTCGCACCAACTATCAAAAGGGTGGCATTGCGCCACTTTTTTTTTGCCCTTAATCCCTCATTTAATTCCTCACTTAATGCCTCATTTAATCCCTCTAATTGTTCGATATATGACTCATTAACTGCATTCATCTTGGTTAGTGACTGATTCTCCTTACTTAAATTAGAATTGAGTTCAATGTAGTAATCAAGTGAACGTACACCCA